TCAAAGTGCAGGCAGACTCTACAGCGCGCTTTTATTTCGCAGGGTGGCGCTATGCTTTCCAGCCTCCAAACTCTGGTATTGCTGAAATGGATACCAGCGCTGGCACTTCGATCATGGCCTGCCCGATCCTAGCCACTCGGCGAAGCTTCCTAGGCTCTGGCATCTACCTTCGAGGCAGGGGAGGGCCTGCGAGATACGATGCGACTACCTACGCTGTGTCTCTAGGCGGTGGCAGATACACTAAGGCGAATTTGCTCCCTGCCTTATCGCCATCGCCTAGAGCACTTTGGCGCTCGAGCGGTACCACTGCACAAACGCTAAAGTTTACGGTAGAGCCCGAAACCGAAGGCGAAACAGAGTGGCTTAGCGGTGTAGTAGGCTTCTACCTAGATGGCCTGGTAAACGTGCCTAACGTAAACCTAAAGAACGCAGGCGTATCCATAGGCTCTGTAGACCTGCGCACTAGCTTTACCTATACGCACGATACAGGCGCGATCTATCCCGCTGCCACTGGCTCTACCGTAGATGGCGAGTATATAGCCGAAGGCTCGCTAGTCGGTTGCCAGTTTGAGTTTGCTAACGGGCAGATCAGAACGATCGCCGACAATACCGAAGGTGTATTAACCAGTGGATCAAGCGTCGATCAGAAGCGCTGCAGGATTCGAGTAGAGGGCCTAGACGGTACAGAGGATGCTAGCGGCACTGGCTATATCTGGCCTAAGCGAGCTCTAATCATTCAGTACCTTAGAGGGACTAGGGAAGTAACCCAAGTGCAGATCGAGATCCCTGCTACGGCTGGAGCGGACTCGAAGGGCTATCGAGAGATCGGCACAGTCGCGATCGGAGAGATCAGCGTTTTAGGTAGAGCCTTTGATCGAACGTCTAGCGATGAAATAACCGCAGGCGTCGAAACCTTTCAGGCTACCGATGGATCTTCGGTGGTTTCTGTCAGAGGCCCTACTTATCGAACTTTAGAGCTCGCCTTTGTAGAGTCGCCTACCTTCATGGGGCAGATCCGATCTGGAGGCTCGCCAGACTACGTTACGGCTTCTGCGAGCGCTTCTGCGCTACCAGCGGCTACGCTTCTAGGTATCCCTATGACGATAGAGGGTATCTACCGGCGTACCGAAGGCGCTAGCCTGCCTGTAGTGCCGATCCGCAGGATACCTCGAGACAGTGGATCTGGTTCTGCGCTTTACGTGGCCACGATAGGAAAAGGCGCGATCGCAGATGGCGCTATGCTCGCTCGCATCACTGGCAGCATAAGGCGAGAACAGATTCAAGTAGGCCAAGCTTTCGTAGATGATGCAGAACGAGTAGCCACAGTCACATTTAGAGAGATCGTCTAATGGCTGCATGGTCGCTAGAGTGCCGCTTCGCAGGCTTGACGTTCTACCCTTCGCTTACCGAAAACCCTTCGGTAAGTAGCCAGGCGAATATATGGACTCCTAGAACGGCTGCCAGATCGGCTAGTATCGCTTTTCTCGATCAGGTAGGGATCGCCAAACTCGTTAGCCAAGGCCATAAGCCGCAGGCAGGGATCGCGATCCTTCGGTACAATGGCATAATTGTAGTAGAGGGGGAGTGGCAGTCTACAGAGTATGGCCCGATCGGATCGCCGTGCAGGATACAGATCGGCGAATCTACGCAGGATGATAATGCGAGTGTCCCTGCCAGTGGCGCCATTTTGCGAAAGCTTACCGAAGCCGAGATCGGCGAAGGCACTGATCAGACAGTGCTACTACTCGGCAAAAAGCCGATCGATTTTCGAGGCTTTGGCCCTGCAGCGGCAGAAGCCAATAAACTAGTCTGGCAAAACGTGGCCAGAGTAGCCGAAGGCAGGATCTACCCGATGGTTTTCGGCTCGCCTGGCTCTACTAGCCACCCTGGTAGCCCTGCGCTTTATGTCGATACAATCTCTAGCCCTAACGAGTGGTTAATTGCTGGCCATCCTGTAGAGGCCACTACGGTTACCCTTTGGGGGCCTGGCCCTACAGGCGAGCTAACGTCTGTAGGCGCTACCGGGATCGCAGTGCGGCACAAAAAGGATCTAAATGGCAGACTGATCGCCTATGTCTCGAGCTCCGATATTACTTCTACCCAAAACAGCACAGGCGTAGATGGGGAGCTAATCTTAGGCACTGGCCTTCAGTTAGACGAATCTGCAGACTATTACGTTTCGTGGACTGGAGGCGAGGCGCTAGCGAGCGGCGCAGGAAGCGCGCTTCTACTTCTGCTACAAATGTCTACCCTAAAGATCGATCTACCGGCCTGGCTAGCAGTTCGAGATCGGCTGAACGCTTACAAGTTAGCAGGCTACGCAGATGATCAGGTTAGCCCTTCGGCCTTGGCACTCAATACGATCGCTAAGGATCTACCCATTAGCGCAGAATACGGGCCAGATGGACTTAGGCCCGTGCTTTGGCCATGGCTAGACGATATCGAGGCGCATAACGCTTCGAGCCATCTAGTCTGTGGCACTCGAGATCCTGACACTGGCCTAGTAGGCGCTGGCTTCCTTAGCTACCTCGCTGGAGGCGTCACGTTTACTAGCGACTCTGCCTTAGCCATCTACAAGATAGAGCATGGCTACGATCCAGAGTCTACGTCTTACACTCTGACCGCTACGGTAACGCCAAGCGATACCGCCTATGGCGCTTCGGCTATGTCGTACCTTGGCCATCAAGGTAAGGTAGAGACTAGCGAAAGCCGCTGGATACAGGATGGCGCTACAGCGCTAGCGCTGGCCTCGCTGCGAGTCAGAGCACAGTCTATGCCTCGCAGGCTGATCCGTATCTTCTGCGATGTAGAGCGGTACGGGCCTGGCTCGAGTGACGAGCTCTACTGTGGAAAGCCGGTGCTTTTTTCCTGTCCAAGCCTGCATATCGAGGCTGCGCCTGGTTTCGTTTCGCGGCTTGGATGGCGAGGCCCTGTATTGGACGTAGCCATAGAACTTAGGGACGATCCGCTGTGGCGTAACCTCGAAGGGCCTGTAGCGGCAGCCGTTACCACGGTCTACCTAATGGCAGTAGGCGATAACGGATCCTCGCAGTCCTACGCCATGACTTCTACAGATGGCGCTAGCTATACTGCGGTAGCAGGCCTGCCAAGCGAAGGCGTTCTAAACGCTGCAGCCTATGACGCAGATCTAGAGCGCTATCTAGCCGTAGGCCAGAGCGGCGCTAGCGTGATCATTAGCCAGGATGGTTCTACCGTTACAGACGTAACCGTAGGCGGTACCACGAATCGAAATGGCGTAAGCTACCGCCCTTCAGCGGACAGTGGCGGATCGCTTTTCGTAGTAGTGGGCTTCGCTGGTAGGCTGGACTACTCGAGCGATGGATCGGCCTTTACCCAGGTTACAGGCTTCGGCTCTACTGGCCTCTACCTTAGCTACTACCATAGCGGATCGGGCTTTTTCGTAGGCGGTAACAGCGGAAACGTCTGGCATAGCTCGAGCGGTACAGGTAGCTACAGTGCTGTAAATCCAGGCGGTACGCAGCGAGTTACCGATATGACGTATAGCGGCACTAACCTAGTTATGTGCCGCAGATCAGGTAAGATCGCCTACGCTACGCCGATCAACGCCACTGCAGGCACTTGGACTAGCCCCACTACAGGCGTTTCTAATCATCTGCATGCGATCGCCTCTGATCAGGCTGGCACTGTAGTAGCAGTAGGCGACGCTGGCACAGTGCTTCGCAGTACGGATCACGGTGTAACGTGGTCTACTGCTACGTCTGGCGTATCTACCTCGCTTCGAGGCGTTACCTATGCTGGCTCTGGTATCGGCTTTGTGGCTGTAGGTGATTCGGCAGTAGTGCTAACGAGTGCCGATGGCTCTAGCTGGAGTAGCCAGACTAGCCCTGCCAGCGATGATCTACAGTGGATTAAATCCAGTGCGGGTTACCCATGACGTATACGCTTACACTCGAAGCCGAGATCAGCGCCAAGCGAAGCGAGATCCTAGCCGCTGCGCCTGATCCGATCGCGCTTGATCCTCTGGCTGGCCAGTGGTCTAGCCTTATTGATTCGGCGATAGTCGAGATAGGCGGTTTTATCGAGGTTTACCAGGGATCTAACCTTCGAGCTCTACTCGATTGGGTAGACGCACTTAGCGACGCTTACTTTGATTCGACGGACTGGAGTAGCTACAGCGATTACGTTTCGGCTGCGCCCACTTCGATTACAGTGGAGGCCTAATGGCTATGCGAGCGTTTGTATGCTGCGGCTTGGCGATGGCGCTAAGCGGCTGCGCTAAGCCAGTGCCGATCGAGGATATTCGATCGCAAGTAGGGGCAGGCCTGCTAGTCGCTGCGCCTATCGCTCGAATACTGGCTAGCGAGTCAGATCGAGGCGATGGCGCGATCGGCTGCATTGTAGGCGAGGCGCTAGGATCGTCCTTTGAGGCTGCAGGGAAGCAGTTAGCCACTGGCCAGCATGATCCTGCCGCTAGCGTTTCGATCTGCGAGTGCCTAGCACTTCGAGACGATTGGCAGGCGCTAGACGTATCGGTAGAAATGGCCAGCCAAGCCGCAGCGGCGCTCGAGGCTGTATCCATCCTGATCAGTCCGCAGATCCGATCCTGCGAGGCGAAGGCCTGGCTAAGCGCCTCGAGCCAAGCCGTAGCCATGCTGCTAGCGCCGATCGCCGAAGCATTGACGCTAGAGCAGTGCTCGATCCCAATACCGCCTATCGTGCCAGATCTGGAGGCCTGCCATGGGTGATCCGTATTGGATGGAGATCGCCAAGGCTGAACATGGAACAGCCGAGATCCAAGGTGGCGAAAACCCTAGGATCCTAGAATACTTCAGATCGACTAGCTACCATGCTGCAGAGGATGAGGTACCATGGTGTGCTGCTTTCGTTTCTTGGGTGCTTGATCAGTGCGGCTTAGCCAATCCTAGCACTGTGCGCGCTCGAGACTTCGAGGCCTACGGTACCGAAATAAGAGAGTGGCAGCCAGGCGCGATCGCTGTGCTATGGCGAGGATCGCCCACTGCCAGCACTGGCCACGTCGGTTTTATCGTAACCGTCATGGGCGATCAGGTAGTCTTGTTAGGCGGTAATCAAGGCAACCGGGTAGATCTCGCGATATATCCTCTGGCACAGGTGCTATCCTACAGATGGCCAAACGCTAGGGGTTAGTATGTCTGAAGCCGCAGATCCGAAGCCTGTAGCGCCTGCAGCCGCAGCGCCGCAGCCAGTACCGCTACCGCACCCTCTAGGCCATCTGGCCTCGCTTTCGGGCTTAGGTAACGTCGGTGTCCTGATCGCCGCTGTAGGCCTCATGTGGGCGCGGATCGATTCGATAGAGTCGCGCTTTGATGATCTCGATATGCGGATCGATCTTATGGCTAAGGAAGTGGCCCAAATGTCCGCAGCCATGCAGGTAGCGGCAGTGCAGACGATCAATGCTTCAGAGTTTTTAGAGCTCGAGCGCAGGGTAACGATCATAGAATCGAAACTATGACTGTTATAAGCGCTATATCTGCGGCAGTGCAGGCCATCGCCGAAGCCTCAAAGCGCGATCCAGTAGCGCAGCGCCTAGCTGCAGAACGGCGATCAGCGAGTCACGAAAGCCGCAGCCGATCTCGCTGGCTTCGATCAGTGCGGCAGACTACCGAAAGGCTTTCGGCTGCAGACCGTAGAAACGATCTCGAGGCGATGGTAGCGGCGATCCTGCAGCTACAGGCTCTAGGTATAGACCTAGCCGAGATCGAAAAGGCGCAGGCCTTAGCTACTCGGCTGGCCTCTGATTAGCGCTTTCGCTTCTGCATGCGCCTGCGTAGATCGATATGTTTTAGCAGCATGGCTACAGAAGTAATCAAGTGCGCTAGCTTTTCCTCTGGCGTAAGATCGCGCCATGGCGATCGGCCTAGCCTGCGCCTGCAGCGCGCTACAGTATCGCTAGTAGCGCCTAGTAGCTCGCCTGCTAGAGCGTCTGGCAGGTAGCCTACTACGTGCACTGCTTCTGGCCTGCGGATCTCTAGCTTAGGCCTACCCTTCATGGCGTAGCCTCGAGCGTAAACGCAATAGCACCGATCCAAGATATGGCGATCGCCATAAACACTAGGATCCGAATAGCTCGCCTCATTAGCTGATCATCGTTCATGCATGCCCCCTTTCGCGCTCGATATATTGATCGGCTTCGGCTCTGTATTGATCGCGCCATAGCTCTAGCGCTTTGTAGAGAGTGCCTGCCCGTATTGTGTAGATCGTGCGATCCTGCGAGCGCCGCAGCATTTCTAGCAGTAGGCCGATCGTTGCACTGCTAGACAGATCAGGCACTTGAAAGCAGTTAGAGCCCCACTTAGGCGAGTGCGTAAACCTAGGCAGCGTGATCACCTGCTTCGGCCACTGCGATCCCTGATCGTCCGTTACCATCTGATCGAGTGTCAGATAGACGATCGGAATGCCAGCGGCGCTAGTCGCTACCTTGGTTACAGTCGCTAGGCCATGCCTCGAGTGCTTGACTCTGCAGCCTGGTAGCCATCGAAAGTTAGGATCGGCTACGATCTGGAGCTCCAGCGGCGCAGGGTTAGGATCGCCGATCAAAACCTTTCCCTATCGGCTAGTAGGTGCTTCATTTCGAGCGCTTCTGCGATCTCGGCTTTCGATATCGCTCGAATAAGCAGGTAGCCTACTTCTGTTAGGCAGATGGTTTCTCTGTCATAGACGATCGCGCCTATTTCTTCAGCGAGGCGCAGCCTTCGAGCGCCTACAGCCTTTCGAGCCTTGGCGAAAGTCCCTGCCTCGCTGATCCGCTTGATCACTGAAGGTAGCGCCATCATTCTTCGCCATCCTCGAAAAGTCCAGCGATCGGATCTGCCTCGCCTTCGAGGATAGCCAGTGGAGGCGCTACAGGTTTCGGCCTATCCTGCGAGGCCTTTAGTTCAGCCTCTAGATCAAGTTCGATCGCCTTTCGTAGATCATGCGCCGCACTGCCAGCCATAGGCACTGCGCCTCCAGAGAAAAGCTTACGGATCGCGCTTTTGCGAGCCATCCTAGGGAAGTAGGTAGACCATGGGCTAAACTTCCTGCCGCCTCCAGCGCTTCGCCTTTTGTCGATCTCTGATCGGCTGCACCAATCCGCATAGACGCCACCGTCTTTCGTGCGGACGATCGCATAACTAGCGATCAGAGCATCATCACTGCGATCAAAGTCTGGATCCAGGTTAGGCGAGTGGCTGATCGATACGCCTTCGCCATCGACCAAAACCGAAAAATTCTCGCCTTGGTAGACTACTCCAGCGTAGATCGTTTTTACGTTACCAACCCTATGCGCTAGCTCTAGGTAGCCTTTGTAGCCTACGATAAAGGTTAGTTCGTGCGCTCCAGCTTGCTTACTCCATCTAGGGATTAGCCAGGCATGGCCAGTAGTAGAGGATGGCTCTAGGCCTAGTTCTGCGCAGTATAGAAGCGCCATCGCTACGCTTTGTGGGGTGCAGTCTAGGATCCTAGGGTTTTTCGGGACTAAGCCCATAACGATCCTACTAAGCCTCTCTCTCTGCTCTGGCCTCGCTAGGAACGTATCGCAGCGATCGTTAACCACTCGGCTTACGTATGCTTGGAAACCTTGGCGCTTTGTCAGTGCTGTATCTTGTGTCATGGTTGCCCCCTTCGATCGTCTACAGTGATGCGCCTAGTTTGATGGGCGCTAATCTTAGCGCTGCCTCCACAGGGTAGAAGTAGGCGGTATGCCTCGCCGATCCCGTCTAGGATCGTGTTTCTGGCTACTGCCGCAGTGCTTTTCGCCTGCCTTTCCTGATCTCTAGCTGCAGCATAGGCGTAGGCTGCCTGCGCTTCTGCTTCGGTAGCCACTCGAGTAGGCCGATCCGCAGCCTTTTTCGCCCAATCCGTTGGGGCAGGGTTTTTCCAGTCCATGTAGCGGCTACAGGCCTCGCTATCGTCTGGCTCTGGCACTTCATCGCCGACTAGGAAGCGATCTCGAAAGTCGCGAAGCCTTAGCGCTAGGTTGGAGATCGCCTGCCTGGTAGCCTGCGGATCGCGCTCGAGGCGATAGGTTCTGATCTCGAACCATGGCAGAAGCGCTACGATCGTTACGTGCGTAAGCGTAGGCACTGCGGCTAGTTGGTGTACCGCCTGCACTGCCCATGCCTGTAGCGGAAACGCTGCCAGGTCTAGATCGCCGCTAGGCGGTAACTGCGGCGCTACTGCGGCGCTAAATACTACCTTCACTTCATAGTGTCCTGTAGGCGCCTCTAGAGGCCCTTCGGTAGCGTCTGGCGACATACGCAGCCAAGTGATCCTAGGGTGGCTAAAAACCGTGTAGTCATGGTGAAAGAGCTCGAGGCCAGAGCGATCGGAAAACATCTGCACTACTGCAGGCTCTAGCGTCTTGCCATCGGCTGCGATCTGGCCTGCAGGCTTCACTAAGTGCGGCGCTTTATGGCTAGCCCATACTTTCCAAGGCCCTGCATAGCGGGAAACGCCTAGGATCGCTGCAGAGTCAGAGGCGCCGATCCCGTAGTTATGGCGCCTCGCCTCGAGCCAGGCGGATTCATCTTCGGATCTTCGTTTTATTAGCACTTTTTAGCCCCCTTTCGCGAGTGGATGGATTATACTGCGCATAGGTTATGCAGGCCATAAAAAAAGCATGGCTACACATAAAAAATCGAAAGCGGGGTAACTATGCAGACTTTAGACAGAAGCGAAGCCCGAAAGGTTTTTGGCGATTGGCTGCGCTCTAAGCGCACTGACTCTGGCCTAACCAGAGCGGCATTCGCTAGGCAGCTAGAGTCGCTAGGCTGCGAAGGCGTAGCGCAGCCGCTTAGATATTGGGAATCAGGTAAGCAGTTACCCTACGGAAGCCTTTACACTCGGCTGGTTAGGGTACTCGAGCCAGATCGCGATCAGCGGCTACGGATCTTGGCTGCGAGGCTTTGTGTAGCGCCTTCAGAGCTCGAGGCGCTGATCTCTACCGACTAGCGTAGCGCGCCATCTGGCAGGCCTTCAGGCATGTAGACAGGCAGGCACAGCAGGCGCACTCCATCGGGCTTTTCGTGCCAGTATGGCAGGCCCTCTAGCGTGATCGATGGATTGGCAGCCATGATCAGTAGAAGCTTGGCCAGTTCTGTAGGGCCTTCATCTGTAAACGGGATCGTGATCACGGTACGATCTAGCATCCTGCCTCCAATCGAAAAGCGGATCAGTAGGCCTACACTACTGATCCGCTAGTCCTGACAACCAAGCCTAGCCTAGCAGATCTGGCAGGCTCTTAGAAGTGGGTGGCTTATGTTTTTCGCTGTAGATCCTTCGGATTGGGAAACAGCGCGCCTGGAGCTAGCAGGCTCGATCGTCTGGCCTCGAGCCTTGGCCATAGTCGATCTTCGCTACCTGCAGGATCGAGCGCTTAGGCCTCGAGGCTCTTTCCCTTCGAGGCGAAAGCTAGCCGAGATCTGGCAGTGGTCGCCATCTAAGGTTTCGCGACTTCTGATCGATGTAGAGGCCTGGAGCGATCCTGCCAAGCGGGAAGCATGGAATCTCTGGTATGCGCAGAATCGCCATGGTTCAAAAGTGAACCAAAAGCGGACCAAAAGCGGACCAAAAGCGGACCAAAACCGAACCACTCGAGGCGCCGAAAAACCTGATAATCAGGAAAAGGCGAGCCAAACACGAACCAAAAGCGAACCAAAAGCGGACCAAACGCGGATCAAACGTGACCACAGGCGCGTATTAGACACAGACACAACCACAGCCACAGGCACTACACCTAAAGATACGCCTGATCTAGATCGAGTCTGGCAGGCCTACCGGGAAGCATGGCGCCGAATCCATGGCGCTAGTCTGAACCGAAAGCCTCCGAAGCGATCAGGCCTAGCCACTGTCATTCGAGAGCATGGCGAAAGCAGAGCTCTAGATCTGATCGAGTGGTTCGAGTGCAGCGAGGATGATCGAGCCTCATTCCTGCGCAGCAAAAGGATCGGACACTCTACCCTGTTTAGGCCATCCAAAGCGGCAGACTACCTCGAGGCATGGGTAGCGCCTTGGAAAGATGGACAGGCGCAGCGGTTCACAAGCCAGAGCCAGAGCCAGAGCCAAGCGAGGCAAGAACCTAGATTCGCTAGGCGCTTTCGAGTGCTGACAGGGACAGATCCAACCGTGATCGAAGGCCAGTAGCCCGAAAAAAGATCAGAAATCGATCGATTTTAGTGGATGGCTTATCCATGTTCTGATATGGATAGAACATCCAAAGGGGGCAACATGACAGAGCAACAAAAGACAGTGCTAAACACCTACAGCGTTAACGGCTGCGCCTTGACGCTTAGCCACGTTCGTAGCGATGGCCTCGACTACTACCTGGCAGAGATCGCGATCGTTCTGGACTACAAGCAGGATATCCTAGAGCCATCGGAGAATGTATTTTACGCCTCAAGCAATAGCCGAAAGGATGCGCTGCAGCGGCTTAGCAATACGATCACGCAAGTATGTAGGGCCTTTACTGCTACTGGAGATTTCCGAAACTCTAAGCGCCTGATGAGGCTGCCTACAGAAATGCTAAGCCTGGCAGGATCGCTACCCTACAGCGAAAGCCGATCGCCATCTACCGCAGCATAGGGAGTAGCCATGCTCTATAGACGCTTCGAAAAAACCTATAGTTGTGGCGATGGCTACTGCGGCGCAGAAGATTGCGTAAAGTGCCGTCCAAACTGCAACCCGATGATTAGCACTATCCGCGATCTAGAAGAACTCGGCTATGAGTTCTGTAGGCACTCGCAGGCCTGGTATAAGCTAGTCTCTAGCACTGGCCATAAGGCGCGGAAAAAGGGGGCAAAGCATAAGCTACCGCCTGGCACTCTCTACTTTAAGGATACCTACCGATCGATCGATGATGAAACAGGCGCAGCCTATCTCTTTTCTGAATACAGGGTGCGGCAGTGGCCACAAAAGACGGAATAGCAGAAGCACTCGATCTGCTTTTGGCTGCAGGTTGCCCGAAGCCTAAAACCGCTACGATCTCGAGCATAGGCGTAGCATGGGCTGTAACGCTGCCAGAAGTAGACGATGATCGGCTTATGGCAGCCTGCCTACTCTATCTGCGCAGCGATCAATCCCAATACTGGCCAAAGCCAGGCCAGTTACTTAGCCTGCTAACGGCTAGAGAGGATGATCGCAGCGGCGAGGATTGGGGCTTAGTGCGCAGGCTGCGGCGCCTTCATGGAGTTCGCGAGCCTGCTAGGCCTAGCGATCCTCGCACTTGGCTTCTATCGACCGATAGAGCCGAAGCGCAGGCCAGATGGAGAGGCCTCGAGGCCTCTGGAGGCTGGCAGCATTTCCAGAGCTCGAGAAGCTACGATCGATTTTCTACCGGCTACATGCGAGCGGTAGATAGCGCTAAGGAACAGCTAGCCGCTGGTAAGTGGTCAGAGGCAGTAAAAGCCGAGATCTCCAGATGGCTACTGCAGGCCGATCCTGGCAGCGCCTTTCGCGATCTAGTGCTGGCCTCTGAAGCCTGCGGATCCGAAGTGCCTAGGAATCCTCTGGAGCCTGCGCCTTATCGCCTACACGAAAACCCGATCAGGGAAAGAGCCATAGCCGCTGGCCTCGCTGCGGCTGGAGGATGGCGCGAAATATGGCCAGATGGGTCTACCATACCCGAAAGCCTGCGAGCCTCTGACGCAGCCAATCGAAGGGCCTTTGTAGAGGCCTACAGAGCATCGATCAGGCGAGCCACGAAAACCAGCGAGGCGAGGCGAGTAGCACAGCTAGTAGACCTAACAGGCGAGGCGCTAGCCCTGCCTCTAAACCTAGGGGGCGAATGATGCGCACTCACTACGAAAGCTACGCCAAGGCTGGCCATAGCGCCTGCGGCTTCGCAGTGCGCAGCCTAACAGACGATCCTAGCAGGGTAGACTGTGCGCGCTGCAGGCGTAGCGAGGCCTACAGAAGCGCCGTAGGCGATAGCCTGCCACCCATGCCAGTAGCCGTAGCCGAAACCTGTATACGCAGGCAGGTGAAGCGGCAGATCCGCTACTCGCCTGCCACTACTGCAGAGATCGCCAAGGCTGTAGGGCGCTGCGATCGTCAAGTGCGAAACATTCTGCGAGACATAGGCGCGATCGCCTTCAGATCGCCGATCAATGGAAATCTAAGGCTCTGGAAAGCGCCAAAGGGAGGTTTTGAATGCCGCTGAACCTATACACGATCACAGGGATCATCCTGATCGGCTTCTGCTCTTTTGGCCTGGTTCTACTCGAGTATCTAGAGGCTAAGGACCGTGAGTAAGCTACCGCTATTCGATGGCTTGGCAGTGCGCAGCGACGCTCGAGGCAGGCCAGAAGCGCCATGCTGCATATGTGGCGAGCTAAGCCGCTACCGTTCTGCGCCATGGCCAGATCGGATCGTGCGCTTCGCCTGCCATGGAGGCTGCCAGCAAGTAGCCGCAGAACGGATAGAAGAACGGCTAGGCTTTCAATACTGCGCCGAGATCGATCGAGCCGAAGATCAGAAACTCAAAAAAAGTAGCCCTATTTAGTGGATGGATTATCCATGGCGCATTATGGATACAATATCCAAAGGGGGCAACATGGAAAGCGTAAACGTAGCTACTGCACTTCGAGATCACCCAACTAGTCTATGTGGTTGGTGGACTTCTGCCGATGGCGCAGGCTGCCTAGATATGACAGGGACAACCGTAGCAGAAGCCGTAGCAGAACTGCTAGCGCAGTGCAGTAGCGAAGCGGATAGGCGCGATCTGCTTAGCGGCACGATCGAGATCGCGCGATAGTGCCGAAGCCTAGCCAGGCCTGGACTCTGATCGCTGCCTTCGATGTAGCTGGAAAGCCAGTGCCGAAGGCTAGGCCTCGAGCCAAGATCGTAGGAAGATTCGCTCGAGTCTATACGCCTGCGAAAACTAAGGCCTTTGAGCGCCTTGTAGCCTCGAGCATACCAAGCGACGCAGGCCAGCCGAAGGATCTGATCAGAGTCGATCTTAGGGTCTATCTGCCAAGGCCGAAGGCTAGGCCTCGCTACATGCCTAAGCGGCTTTGGCTCGAGCCAGAGCCATACTGCCGATCTCGAGGCGACGTAGATAACTACGCTAAGGCCATCCTAGACGGGATCGGCGATTGGCTAGGAAATGACGTGGCAGTAGTCGATCTGCGAGCCTCTAAGCATATCAGCGATCAGCCTAGAGCGGAGATCGAGGTATACACTTTATAGGGGGCAAAACATGAGCGCGACAAACAGAGGCGCCGCTAGGCATCCTGACGATTTCTACGCTACGCCGTATTGGTGCGTGGATCGACTGCTAGAGGCAGTGCCGCTACCGCTAGGCCTCTGGCTGGAGCCATGGGCAGGCGATGGCGCGATCGTGCGAGCGGTGCAGCGGCATAGCGATCTAGAAGTGCAGTGGCTTACGAATGAACTTTCGGCAGATCGAGCGCCTGAAGGATCGAGGATCGGAGACTACCGATCATGGCGAGCCACTGGCAACGTAGTGCTGTCTAATCCTCCCTATAAGGATGCTACCGAGTGCGCCGAGTGGGCGATCTCGCGAGCCTCTACAGTGGCGCTACTGCTACGCCTAAACTGGCTAGAGGGCCAGAAGCGAGCGGCTTTCCATAAACAGCACCCTAGTAGCGTTTACGTACTGCCTAACAGGCCGTCATTTACTGGCAGGGGCACAGACGCAACCGCCTACGCTTGGTTCGTGTGGGGCATGCCTGGCAGGCCTACAGTTAGCGTTCTGAACACTACACCGAGATCAGAGCGGCTAGCGGCTAGATCGGACACTCAAAAAGTAGGGAAAGCGCATGCCTAAGCCATCCACCAAGCCGAAACTGCTGAAGTTTACTAAGGAAGCTAGAGCGCGCTTTGTGGAGGCGATCCAGCTAGGCGCTACGATCACTATGGCCTGTAACTATGCTGGCTTCGCTACTACCACCTACTACGATGCTCTAAAGCAGGCTCGAGCCAAGCCGGATAGCATTTATGGAGCATTCGCAGCCGAAGTAGAACAGGCCAAAGGCCTAGCGGCGATCGGCTGGCTCGCCAAGATCGAAGCCGCAGCCGATACGGGTAGCTGGCAGGCTGCAGCATGGAAACTAGAGCGGCGCTACCCTACAGAGTTTGGCCGAAGCATCCAAGAAATAAAGCACTCTGGCCAAGTGGAGACAGGGCCAGATGTAGGCCAGATGGCAGAAACGATCGCCGCTCGAATCTGGCAGCGGAAAAACAGGCCAGACGATGAAGGCTGATCCTCTCGAGCTCGAGATCGAAAGCGAGGTAGAAGCGCTGCTAGAGTGTCTAGATAGCTTCGCCGCTTTCGCGCGAAAGTTCTGGCAGATCGCTAGGCCTGGTAGGGAAGTAGTATGGGGCTGGCACTTACAGCACTGCGCTGATCGAGCGCAGCACTACATGACTCGAGGCCATGGCACTTTAGTAGTGGTCCTGCCTTTTCGTAGTGGAAAGAGTACCCTTTTCGGAGTTCTGCTAGGCGCTTGGGATTGGCTGCACAGGCCGCATAGGCAGTGGATCTCGATAGGCAGCGACTCTAAGAACGTCTCTCGAGACTCTAGATCGACTAGGCGAGTGATCCTATCAGAGCCATACCAGAGGCTAGCCAGGATAGCAGGAACGCAGGATCTGCTAGACCTAACCAGGGATCAGAACGAAAAGACAAATTTCGTTTTAGCTGGAGGCGGTGGCAGGCGCTGCACTACCACTTTCGGATCGATTACTGGAGGCGATGGCGATGTATTGCACCTAGACGATCTGATCGATGCGAAGGAAGTAGAGGTAGGCTCTACCTCGCAGGTAAACAGGCGCCTGCAGAAAGTAGTAGATCTCTATGATAATAGCTGGACAGATCGCATAAACCCCGATCCTACACTGCCTCCAGATGTAGAGCCAGGCGTTAGGATCATCGTAGCGCAGCGAGTACACCTGCTAGACCTGCCAGGCGTTCTAATAGAGCGCGCCTCGAGCGGAGTAGAGGCAGCCGAGATCATCCACATACCCGAAGAATACGATCCCAGTCCAGACGTTAGGATCACTGGCCCGAAGTGCGCCGCAGATCCTAGGACAGAGGCAGGCCAGCTACTACTACCAGCGCTGCGAGGTAGAGGCTGGATCGAGGCGATTCGAGCCAGACCAGGCGGAGATCGAAAGGTAGCCACTCGCCTAAATGGCCATCCTGTCTCTAAGGGTGGAGGCGAGATTAAAGCTAAGTGGTTTAGGCAGGCCTACGATCTACCGCCTAGGCAGATGGCCTCGCAGTGTGTAGACGTAATCGGTACGATGGATTGCGCAGAAGAAACAGGCGATGGCGCAGACTTTACCGCGTTTCACATATGGGGCAGGATCGGCGCTACAAAAGTCCTACTCCATCGCCATAGCGAGAGGATGACGATTGATCGGCAGTATGCCTACCTATCGACTATCCGCGATCAGTGGCCTAGCCTTGGAAAGATCTACATAGAAAAGGCCAGTAACGGTAAGACACTGCTAAGGCTGAAGCCCACTACAGGCCTGATCGCCTACTCTCCACATGGCAGAAGCAAAAGCGAGCGCGCCCATGCTTTCATCTTGGCAGCCGAAGCAGATGAAATCATTCTGCCGAAAGGCCCGATCTTGGTAGACGCAGAAACAGGCCTAAAGGTTTCGCGCATGGCCTATGATGCGCTGCAGGTATGGATATCGTTTGGCGTAGGCAGCGATCATGATGATGATGTAGACGCAGCGGCGATGGCCTGCGAGCACTATAGTAGAGGCGTAAAGCGGATCAGGCCTCTAAGCCTTAGCGCCGCTTTCCTGTGAGGGTTTCCATGGCTTATCCTGATATCGGACTCGTAGATCGTTCCTTTGGCAGTCCGCCTCGAGGCACTGATCAAACTGGCCTAAGTAGCTGGCCAGATGATCGCTCGAGCATGATCGCCGAATACGATAGGCGCGAAAGGGTCTACCTAGGCCTTAGCTATACGCAGGCTGAACGCAGGATCCTTAATCTTTTTCAAGCGCAAGATGTACAGAACCGAGTGATCGCCAAGGCTCGAAGGCTTCTGCGGGATATCGCCTTTGTGATCGATGTAGACGCTAGCGCGATCGCTACCTCTACCCTATCGCTACAAGTGCGAAAGGATAGCGGTCTAGATCCGAATCAGGCCGAAAGGATGCGCCAAGCGGGGCAGAAAGTATGGCATAGATCAAAGGTTAATCAGCACTGCCTTTCGTGGGCTACTCGAGGTTGCTACTTAGGGCGCTGGATCTTCGAGGCGCAGATGCATCCAAGCGGACAGGCCTATATTGTAGGCCATGATCCTAGGCATGTAGAAGTGCAACGGGATGGCTTCGGGACAGTGCGATCCGCACTTCTGACTGTAGACAAAACCGATACCGATAGCCTGATCAGTCACGAACAGCCGCAGGCCTATAGGTATCGTAGGCATATGACAGCTAGCGAATATCAGGAGTTTCGCGATAGCGAGGCCACTAGCCTAGAGCCTAACCGGCTAGGCGCAGTGCCCGTGTCAGAGTTCATTTACAAAGACATAGGGCGCGCTATGCCGCTATGGGCAGGCCAGGGGCTCGAGTCAGGGCTAGCCCTGGTAGATAGCCTGCTTACACAGCTAGGCGTTATTGGCACTCGAAGCGGCAGCCCGATCTTAAAAGGCATGGGTGTAGATCCTGGCTCTGGAGCGGATCTAAACGCCATCGATCGCGCTGCGGCACTGCCCGAAGGCACTGATCTTCAGTGGCTAGAGCCTCGCCTTGATGGCCTGCGAACCTTTATCGACACTGCAGATACCCAGGTAAACAACCTTAGAGCTACGCTTTTCGAGTTTCTATTTACCGAAGCAGGCGCAGGGGCTAGCGGCTTGGCTCTAAGCCATAGGGCTAGAGGTTTCGTAATGAAGATCGGGCCTATTCGGCAGCATTTCTACAGAGCTCTAGCGCTAGTTACCGGCTACGCAGTAGCGGCAGATCTAGGCCTCGCCTGGAGCGCCGATCTAGACGTATTCGAGGTAGACGGTGGCGAGCCTTTGCCTATGGATTCGGAAGCGATGACTGGCCTCTACTTAACCCTAGTGAACCAGGGCCTACTAAAACCAGAGGATGCGATCTCGAGGCTGCAGGGTATTGGCCTGATCCCCGAAGGCGATCCGCTAGAGTATCTGGAGGCGATCAAGGCTGTAGAGGATAGCGAGGCCAGCGCAGCGATCCTCGCTGATCTAGAGGCTCGCACTACTGCAGCCGTAGAAGAACCAGAGATCGTAGAAGTGCCAGAGTAGCGCGAAACGTGGTAGGCTACGGCTAGTCGGAACTCGACTGAATCACCAACCCCGCTAGGCATAGGGTCTAGCGGGGTACTTTTATCCGCGCCTAAGTTCTCGCTCTAGGCGATCTGCGTTTCGGCGCAGGCTGGCAGCGGCAGCCTCACTCGCTGCGCCTTCGGCTCTTTTGCGCAGTGCGGCGATCTCGGCTTCGATTTCTCGCACGATCTGATCGGCGAATCGCTTTCCAGGGTTGCCGCCCCACAGCGCCCATGCTTGCGCCGCTTTCGATCTAGGGTTTTGCCTAGCGGCTGCGCTACCAGGCGAAGCGCCATGGCGAGCGAAAAAGGATCGCATGCGCCAAACAGTATGCGCCGCTAGTAGCCGCTGGTTGGCTATGTCTCTGGCTCGAGCGATCCCCGTTGGAGTGCCAGCGCGCTGGCTAGGCGGTAGCTTCTGGCGTAGCTCTAGCACCCTGCGAGCGATCGTGGCCATCTCGGCTGTAGGCTTGTAGATCTTAGGCATGCTAGGCCTCTGGCTAGTTTTGTGATAGGGTCGAAATACCGCCAAAGTAACTTATGCTTGGTAGCGGTATAGTGCAGCCGCTCTAGTAATCCTGCTAGAGCGGTTTTACTGTATCACTCGACAACCGCGATCCACTGTGGTAGCCAGTATTTAAGCCCGATCAGGCGGTGGCAGCCTGCGCTTTATGCGGAATGGTCAGTAGGGGCAGGCATGGCAGAAGAAACGGATCAAGCCGGTATTAACCAAGGGACAGCCGATCCCGTCCAGAGTAGCACCGACGATCCTAGGACAGTGCCTCTAAAGGCTCTGACTAGCGAGCGGACAAAGCGCCAAGCGCTCGAGGCTAGGCTAGCTGAACTGGAAAAAGCGGCAGCCGAGAAAAGCGAAGCAGAAGCAGCCGAAAGGGGGCAGTTTCGCGATCTATGGGAAAGCCGAGGAAAGCCAGCCGAGGAAAAGGTAAGCGCGCTTACGGCTAAGATCGAAGCCTTCGAGGCAGCGCGCATGGCTAGGCTTGAAAAGCGCAGAGAAGCGCTAGGCTCTTTCGCAGATGGTATCCCCGAAGGCATGGCAGGCGATCAGCTAGAGCACATGCTGTCATGGGCAGAAACTCTAAAGGCTAAAGCCTCGAGCTCCAGCGCTGCGCCTGTCCTTCCTACTGGTCAAGGCAGCCAAGATAACGCCAAGGCACCCACTAAGATCAGCGAAAGGGAAGCCGAGTGGATGCGCCGCACTAAGCCTAGCTGGCTAAACGCTCCAGAGGATCGCCAGAGAGTGCTACTCGATCGTTTTGGCCCTGCATGGGCTAAGCGCAGTAACTAAACTAGGGCCTCTGGCCCTTTTACTTAGGGGCTAGAAATGGCAGTAGATCTAGATCATGGCCTTTATCGCGATCTTGGCGATGAAGTCGTAAGCGTTCCTGTTAAGGCTGCGGCTACTTGGGCTGCAGGTGATTTCGTCAAGCTTACCGCAGGCTACCTCGAGGCCTGCAGTGCTGACGACTCGCCTTATGGAGTGGCAGTGGCCACCCTGGTTAGCGCGGACTCACCTAGCACTTCTGGCGATTCTGAAGCGCTGGTCTATGTCGGTGGAAACAACCACTACATTGTGCCTCCAGATACGGGCACTGTGGCGATTACGCTGGTCGGCAAAAAGTGCGACGTTGGAGGCGCTGGCAGCGCCAAGATCTCCACTTCGGTGGATGGCTCGCTTCTGATCGTTGATGTAGATACCGATGCTAACAAAGTGATCGTTCAGTTGAACGTCGCAGCCAACTTCGCAGGAGTCTGATCCATGCTTACCGTTGACCAACTGAATAAGATCGCTTTCGATCGTGGTTACCAGGCCATCGCAGATAGCTACACCGAAGCAGATGAAGTCTGGCGAGAGCTTCTGCCTGCAGATAAGATCGTGGTCCCGTCTACCGAAACCTTGACGGACTACCCCTACGGCGATCGAAAGATCATGCCTATTGGACTCGGCGAACTGCATGAGATCGAGGAAGGCCAGCGAGTGCCGCAGGATCTGATCGGTGAAGGCCCTGTCCGTCAGTGCAAGCTGCGCACTCTGGCCACTGCGCTTACCGTTACCGAGGATATGCTTATGCTTCGGGACGCAGAAACGCGCCTGGTTCGAGACGTGATCGATTGGGGGCGGCGAGTCGCTGGAGCGGCTAGCCGGTTTAGGAATGATTTTATCGCTGGCATGTTTCAAAAGGGAACGCTAGCGGCTGGCTCTACCAAGTACTTTAATAACGCTTACCGTGGTACGCCTGATTCGAACGCAGGTTTCATCTACGATGGAAAGCCCTGGTTTGCCGCGTCTGGAAATGCTCACCCTGCGCAGGGCTATACGGGATCGGTCGGCTCGTTCGGTGAAAACCTGATCGCGACTGCGCCTTTGACTTCTGCGAACGTCCAGACTGCTTACAGCACTATGTCTGTTACGAATGCTTATGACGAGCGCTATCAGCCGATCAGCATTCGGCCTACGGTGCTTCTGGCAGGCGGTAGCATGCGCCAGACCGTAGCGGCGATCACTGAGTCCGATCTTCTGCCAGGCGGTAGCAATAACGATGCGAATGCATTTCGCGGATTGCTTCGGCCTGTCATCTGGGATCGCCTCACTGACGATACCGATGCGTGGTGGATGCTCGCAGATGATCCCGGCATGATGGTTTACGACTCTGGCATTCCAGAGATCCGCACTCGAGTGAATGAAGCGACTCGCACTGTCACCTTTGAGGGCTTCATTCGCTTCGGTGCAGTGATCACAGACTGGAGAGGCGCCATCTGTGCTAACAAGGCCACTAGCTGATGAATGAGGCGCATCGGCTAAGGCTAGATCGGATCCTCAAAGGCGAGATCCCTGCAGGTTCCTGCGAGTCGCGCACTCTAGTAGTGATGCTACTCGCTGAAGCGCTGCAGGAAATGAAGGCGATCCGATCGCTACTCGCTGATCTTTCCGCTCCAGCCGAAGCCGATGCGCAGCCAGAGATCGATCCTTCGGATCTTCTGAAGGGTCGTGTTTCTGCAGTCAAGCTAGCGATCGGCGCATGCGAAAGCGCTGATCTTCTGCGCCGCTGCCTCGAGCTAGAAACAGCCAAGGCCAAGCCTAGATCGACAGTAGTAGCGGCGATTACTGCTAGAGTCGAAACACTGAACTGAGGTATGCCATGGCCTTTACTTTCGACCCTACCACCGACGTAGGTAGAGTGCGGCTTAGGCTTTTCGATACTTCGGAACAATCCGCGATCTTTTCCGATGAAGTGATCGAGGCTCTGATCGCAGATGAAGGCGGATGGCGAGGCGCAGTAGCCGAAGGCGCTAGGATCTGTCTGGCGCAGATCAGCCGCTTCGCTCGAAACTATTCGACCACTCGAAGGGACGGGACTAGCGAATCTGTAGACGAAACGGCTTCAGCTACCTACCTCGAGCGCCTGATCGAGCTCTATTCTACAGCTTCTCCAACCATTCCAAGGCTGAAGGTTAGGCGCCTAAAGGGCTACCCTTCGGATCCGTTCTACAGGAACTAAGATGGCCTATCAGGTTTCGAGGCTAGAGCCTGCGATCGTTGTCAGAGGCGAAACCATTAGCCGATCTCTAGTGGTCGCCTCTGGTACCGCTACGGTAACCGTAGATGATGGAGGCGCCTACACTCTGTACTCGGCTACAGGCGCTTCGCAGGCCACAGGCACTACCTCTAGCGGCGCAGTATCCATCGCTACGCCTGCAGGCCTAGCCGTAGGCGCTACAGCCTATGAAGTTTGGGACGTATCGGTAGCCAGTGGCACAGCGCTACCGCCTATCCGCAGGCAAGTGCTCGTAACCAGCGCAGATATGCTCTCTGCACCCTGTACTCATGCAGAAGTAGCCGCAGGCCATAACGGTCTAGCCACCTATCCTAGTGGGCAGACTTCATGGGAAACGCAGATCCTTAGCGGTTGGTATCGAGTGATCCGCTGGCTTATGTCGCATTCGGCGCTGGCTGCGACTGCCGAGCTCCACTCGCCAGACGTCCTATACGATGCAGCGATCTACGCTGCGAGGCGTGAGATCTTCGGCTATCTCGCCACCTTTGGCGATGAACCGTCCCTAGCATGGCGCGACTACTACGAATCAGAGTTTAGAACGGAGATCGAAAGCCTTCGAGCGCGCTTCGATACCGATGGCGATGGCGTAGCCAATACGACACCGAAGCGGGTTAGCGTAGATGGGCCTGGCTTTCCAGGGCCTAGCATCCTAAGCGCAGGAATCTAGGCTATGGCGTTCCTTCGATTCGATAAGCGCAGCCAAGTGCTAGAAGATGTTCTAAAGATCTTCGGGAAGAAATCGAAGGCGCTAGAGCCTAGGGACGCAGGACCTACTATCGTGCGAGTAGGCGATATGTTGCCAGTGCCGATCGTAGCGTTCCTGCGCAGAAACGGATCGAGTAGAGCGGCTGCCAGGCGCATCGTAAGGAACGCCGGAAAACGAGCGGTAGATCGGATCCGAAAGGCAGTCAGAGGCCTTGATCTGATCTCGCCTCGAGGCACACCCACTAGAGGCCTTTTCCTGTCTAGCTGGAGAGCAGAACTCGTAGACATAACGGGCACTGGCTTAGCCATCGATCTAGCGATCACGAATAAGGCGCCCTATGCGCTTTACGTCCACCCTAAAGGCACTGACAAAACCGATACCTTTATAAATGAGTATCTACCTGATCTAATGGAAAAGATCAGAGCAGAGATCGCCGAAGATATTCGATCCTTTGTTACTCGCATTGTGCGAGGCCTCTAATGCCTAAAAAGGGCCTATTACACTTTACGATGCGCAGGGAGCTCCAAACGGTAGCCGCTGCCAGTTTCGAGGCTAGAGGCGCTGCGCCTGCGCCATCGGAAACGATGATCGGCAAAAGGCCAGCGAGATCGGTGGTAGAGTTTCTGCGCAGGAACAAAAAGGCCCAAGCCGCTTACAGGCGGATTAGCCGCAACGCAGGAAAGCGCTTGGTAAACAGAACGCAGAAGAAACAGCGACAGCTAGACCTGATCGATACTCGGCTAATGATCTCGTCATGGCGCTCTAGCCTAGTCGATACTAGCGACACAGGACTCGCAGCTGACATACGCCTAGAAAATGAGGCGCCCTATGCTAGTTTTGCGCATCCTAAAGGAACGCCAAAAAGTAATCGGTTCGTGGTCGCCGAACTACCGAGCATTGTTGACGCAGTCAGCGAGGAACTAGCGGTAGATCAAGCAGAGTTTATCGCTGGCATGGCTGCAGCTATCGCAGCGGATACAGCGCGATCCGCTTTTGTCGATCTTACACTGCGGGGTAAGTGATGGCCTACCACAAAGGCAAAACCAAGCCGAAGCCAAAGCCCCAAAAGGGTAGCCCCCTTGATCGCTATAAGCGGGGTAAGTGATGGCAGATTACGCCGATCTCCAGGCTAGGATCGAGGCAGTGATCGTCGCTGGAGGCCTAGCCGTAGCGCCATCTGGTAGCGAGCCAGAGAAGATCCCTGCCCATGGCGCTAGCCAGTGGGTAGCAGTCGATCTAGTGCCAGGCGTAGGCTTTACCGCTTCTAATGGCTACGCTCGAGAGCAACACGAATGCCGCTTGTCTATGATCTCGGCGATCACTGCGGATCGAAATGCCTCGAGGCGGACTGCGCTAGACAATGCGCTAACCCTGCGATCGCTTCTGGATACCGCTTCTGCTTTGTCGAGCGTCGCTGCGCATGCAGTATGTGAAGACTATGAGATAACCGAAGCGGGATCCTACTTAATCGCTACGGCTATATTTCAGATAAACGCAACCACTACGATCTAGCGAGGTAACCCATGGCAGAAACGAAAAACTTTCCAGTGATGCGAGGCACGATCCTAAAGATCACAGACGCTACCGGCACTCCGAAAGAATACGAGTTCAAGCTTACAGAAGGCACTGTAGAGTTTACTAATGCTGGCTTCGACGAGCATCGTATGTATGACACTAACGGCGATCTCGGCGACATTGTGAAAAAGGGGCGTCAGACAGGCGAAAGCACGATCGCGATCAATACTAAAGTATTTGATCCAGGCGACAATTCGATCGAGGCGGTAATGGTCGATGTTTTTAATGCTAGCGGCTACTTCGGATCCGATTGGGTAACCACAGGCGATAGCAATAGCGACTTTAAGCAATTTACCGTAGCCTTGATCATGCCTGCGAGCCATGGAGGCAAAACCTACACTATGACAAAGGCGCATGCCAAAAGCGGCTTTACGCTAAGCATGGCGCCAGATGGCCTAACCCTTTCGGGTACTCTGGCTAGCAACGTGGCAGCGATCACGATCAGCTAAGGCAACGTAAAAGGGAGCAACCATGAAACATCATAGCGAGCCTAGATGGCAGACAGGCCAAGGCTTTCCATGGATGGTAGTGAAAGTGAAGGGGCAGGCCTTTAGCCTGCGGATCCCTGAAGTGGCTACCGCCTCTGATCTAGTGGCCTACTACAGTGGGATCGTTAGCTACTCGCAGAACGCTGCGGCGATGGCTAAGGCTGCAGCCGAAGGCGCTAGCGACGCAGATACACTCGCCAAAGCCGAAGCCGCTAGAGATACTGTTATTGCTTCGCAGGTAGAACTTTACGGCGCTCTAGGCTTTGTTTTGCTTACGTGTTGGCGCGATCCCTTTTTCGAGCTCGAGGCTAGAACCGCCTATCTCGAAAGCTACCCGATCCGAAAGGCGATCAGCGCTGGAGCGTCGCTAGAGGCCTTCGATCAAAACTGCGTGGATCTAGTGCTCGAGGCTCGCAGGCTGATCGGCGTTCATAAAACCGATCTCAAAAGCGCCTTTGGCCTAGTTGCATGGGATGAACTGCTAGAGGCAGGCCTAAGCCATGAAGCGATCAGGGAGATCGCTAGCGCATGCGCTGGCTATGTTTTCGACTCGATCAAAAGTAAGGAAGGAAGCGGAGTAGAGATCATCGCTGATTTTTGAATAGCCCTAATGGATGGCGCGCTAGAGCCATTAGGGATCTGGAGGCTACCTGCTACCGGGTAGCGATCATAGGATGGCGCAACCTCGATCTAGACGAGCAAGAAGAATGGATCGGCTACTGGCTGGCCAAGCGTAGGGAGTAGGCATGGCGATCAGAGAGCAGGTTACGATCGAGGTAGAGGTAGAGGGCCAAGGCCTTAAAAAAATGACGCTAGACGCTAAGACCCTGCGTAAAGCGCTTAAAGGCGTAGGCAGCGCTAGCGAGGATACAAACGATAAGCTCACTGATCAGGCTGAACTGTTAGAAAAGATGCGCAGTGCCTTAGGGCCTTTAGGCGATATCCTAGGCGATGTAACTGGAGGCCTTGACGATACGATCGGTGCTTTAGAGGGTTTCTCTAAGGGCCAAGTAGCCGCTGCGGCTGGAGTGGTAGCGCTATTCGCTGGACTCGCTACGCTCGCTTCTACGGTTGTCGATGTAGTCTCTAACCTAGAAGATTACACAGAAGCGCTCGAGATGGCCTCTGAACGCGATCTGATCAGTGACCAAGATGTAGAAAACATGAAGCGAGCAGGCGCAGCCTTTGACGCTTTAGGCTCTACTTTAGAAGTGCTCAAGGTACGAATAGCGAGCACCTTTGCGCCACTTTTTGAGGATTTCGCCAGAGGCGCAGTAGCTATCATTCCGCTGATTACTGGAGGATGGGAAGCCGCTACAGAGGCAGCGCAGGACTTTAACGAACTGCAGGCGAAAGAGATTAAAGAAATCTCTAAGCGAATGGATGAAGCCAAAAAGGACACCGAAGCACTAAAGAAAGCCGAAAAAGAAAAGCAGGAAGCAGCCAAAAAGGCGCAGGATGCAGCGAGACAGGCTGCCGATGCAGAAAAGCAGATCCAGGCCATCATTAGAGAGGAAATGCTAGCCAGCCTAGGCGCTATGGAGCGTGAGCAGGCGCTACTATCAGAGAAGATCGTTAAGCTAGATGAACTGGCTAAGCTAAACCCTGCGATAGCAGGCCAAGCAGAGTTTATTGCAGATGGATACCGTAAAGCGATAGACGAGCTCGATATTCTGATAATGAAAGCAGGATCGGATCTGCCTAGCGCTCTGGAGGCCTCGAGTATTGGAGGCCAAGCGGTAAGCCTCGAGCTAGCGAGGCTCTACAACCAAGGCAGCGAAGGGATAGAAAGGCTAGGACAGAACGCCACTCTATCAGGCGAGCAGGCCAAGGCAGCGCTGCAGAGCATGGCGCAGGAAGCGGAAGCCTCTGTAGGTCCATATCTGGACGCTATATCAGGTACGATAAACTCTATTTCTACGCTGTATAATGTGGCCAGTAATCAGCAGATCGAAACGCTGCGAAAAGGATCTAAAGAGCAAAAAGATGCTCTACTGAAGCAGTTTAAGGCTAATAAGGCTTTTGCGATAACAAACGCAGTAATCCAAACCGCACAGGCTGGACTGCAGGCGCTAGCTAGTAGCCCCTATCCGGCTAATCTGGTTTTTGCTGCGCTCGCTACGGCTGCAGGCATAGCGCAGGGTGCTGTTATCGCCGCACAGCAGCCCCCTAGTTTCCATAGAGGCGGACTGCTACCAGATGAGCAGCGATCGTTTGGAGGCGCCGCTATCACTCGCCAAAACGAAACGGGCGTAGTCTTTACGGCGCAGGGCCAGCGATCGTTTACAGACGCTATAAACGCCATGAACCGAGGCGATCACTCTGGCCAAGGCGGTATAACGGTAATGCTCGATAGCCAGCCGATCAGAGGCGTAGTTACGCAGATGGGGCAGGCTGATCCTTCCTATGGCCATCGAAGGCGGTTCTAGTGGCAGACAAGACACCTACCTACGATCTCGCAGGGATCCTAGTGCCTCGAAAGTTTTCGGCTACCTTGGCTTCAGACTATGCGAGCGGTACCGACTACACCGAAGCGGATCGCAGGCCTGGAGCGGTTACCTACAGCGGCGCTACCGCAGCGCGCTTAGTGCTCGAGGCTACAGGCGAGATCGACGCTACAGCCACTACAGCGCCTACAGTGAAGTTCACTCGAGGCGGTATGCCTACGCTAGATGGCGCTTCCTACGTCTACCGCTATGGCGCTAGCGGCGATTGGTACGGATCCGATCCTACCTATGCGCTTACCGGCTACACCGTGATCGCCGCTGGCACTTCTAGCCGCACTTATGGCCAAACGCGATCAGTGGTCCTATCCGATGGCACGATCGTAGTGGTAGCGGTCAAGGCCTACACTGCCTCGCCATACTTTACGCTACAGTCGCACGTGCGCAGCCCTGCAGGCGTTTGGACTACCTACACCATACAAGAGCAGACTAGCTCTACAGGCTCTACAGAAGTGGCTCTATGCCTCGCTCCAGATGGCGCGCTGCACGTCTACTGGCCACAGGTAACGAGTGGTAGCGCTATGACGCTATCTCTCTACCGCAGCGAGGATGGCGAAACGTGGTACCGCCAAGGCGATAGCGTAAACGGGATTGGTACGTTTACCGCGATCACGCACTTAGCCGCAGCGACGATCAGCGGATCGGTGGTTCTGTTTAAGGGTGATACTAGCTCACAGCAGTACGTGAGCAGTGATGCAGGCTACACCTTCGAGACAGTAGGCAGCGCCGAAAACCATAGGCACGTAGCCGATCTGCGAGTGTCTGAAGGCTTCTGCCATGCTCTAGTGCAGGCCACTACAGGTAGCGAGCACTGTTACCACCGAAGGATCGCAAGTGGAGGCCAAAACCTATGGGATCAGACTGCCACCGATCTAGGCGCTAACGATAAAGATAACGCAGCATTTTTAGCGGCTACGCCTTTCGGCCTACTTGCCTACTTTGTAGACAGTAACGGCGAAATGTGGAGCTCGCCCTACAGATCGATCAATGCAGGCGCAGATTGGGCGATCTACTATGGCCATGGAGACAATACGCCAAGCGCGATCGTAGGCCACTGTAGCGCGCTATGGCATAGGGGCAGGCTGCACGTTTTCGGCTCGCCTACTACTGTCTCTACAGGCGCTTCGATCAGTGCTGGAGCGCTGGTAGATATGACTCTATCAGGCCACAGTGTAGTACCACTATACGGCGCTGGACTATCGACTATCGAAAGTGCCGCATCCATTACAGCGGCATGGGTACCGGTTGAGCTACTGAACCTTAGCGGCTGGACTGCCACCGACGTAAACATAGTTTCGCGATCCCTGCTAGATCAGTATGAACTAGTCACCGTAGGCGGTAGCAGTTCTGCGCAGTCGAGTTTTACGGCTAGCGGTGTAGGTGACTACGAATCGCACTGCATAGTTTCGGTAGAGGTTACGGCTGGAGTGCTAGAGATCGTGCTAGCTGGCCAGCCTCGATCCGTTTCGGTATTCGTTACGGCTACGCAGATCGATATTGTAGAGACAGGCGTGACGCCTGTTTATACCAACCATGGGATCACTGGCCCTATCGAGATTCGGATCGCATGCGATGGCGCAGCGGAAAAGGCTAGAGGATGGTATCGGGCTTCTACGGATAGCGATGAAAGGGCCTGGCAGTCTATGGGATCTGCGATCTCGCTATCTACAGTCACTACAGGTAATGAACTGACGTTCAAAGTGCAGGCAGACTCTACAGCGCGCTTTTATTTCGCAGGGTGGCGCTATGCTTTCCAGCCTCCAAA